AGTGCTTTTACTTCTGGTTTATATCTACCATCTCGGACGATATATTTTTGTAAATCTTCTTTGAAGATATTATTAGCTACCCAAACCAAAAATTCACGTTGCCATTTCTTTTTACCTTCTTCGTTTATCATTATGACTATTTTTTCTTTATGTTCTAATATACTTGGAAGAATTAGAATCCTGCTAAGTGCGGTTTTACCAACACCACTAAGTCCACCGACAAGAGTAATATTTCCTTCAAGATTACCGCCAACTTCTTTATTTAGCGTTGGTGTATTATGCAAAGGTAAACCTACCGCCATTCCTTGATCTAGTTCTTCGATTAATTCATCTAAACCATCAGAAATATCATGGGTAATATCATCACCTTCAACGTTAACAAAAACATGATTCAATACTGCTTCGAACTCGTCATATATTTGTTCAGATGTCATATCTACAAAATCACTAATTCTATCGAAAATAGGAAATTTTCTTTTTAATAAATCTAATACAGCATTCCATTTATGAAGTTCATTAATATATCCATCCATATTTTCGGTCTTCACATATGCTTTTGCATTTTCAATTGTTTCATAACCTTTATATTTTTCATATTGTTCTTTTAACTTCAAGTGCTTTTCTAGGTATAGTCCTACAGTTATGTCGTCAAGCACTTGCTTTTTTTCTTTGATTACTATGTCGTAACCTATCTGCCAATAAACCTTCCAAACATTTTCTGTAAAATTTGCAAGTTTTAAATTATCGTATGTATAATACAGATCATGGTTTTTCCAAAGGATACTCACTATGTTTGCTTCACATGCTTTTTTGTATTCTCTTATTTTCTTACTTGATTTTAATAATTCCTCTTCAAATGGAGTTAACTTTGTATCTTTTGTCTTGTTAGTTTGAGTAATAGTTGTCACCTACCTTTTTACCATAAATCTTCTAATGTGTAACTTAGTTTTTTAGTCTTAGGTTGATATTCTGCTCCCTCATGATAAATATTTTCCATATCTATATTCTCAGCTTTTGTTTTTGCATTTTCAGCATTTCTTAATCTTATTACCATATCATTAATATTTCCTTCGATAATAACCATTGCATAATTGAATTTGTGCTTTTCATCTGTAAACTTGGTATTATTGGTTCTAAAACCGACTAATATATTTGGTCTACATAACTTAAAAGTATATAAAATAGTTTTAAATTCATAACTACACATAGGAGTTTGCTTCTTGTTTGCTAGGAATTGCCCTGTAGCAAGACCTTTTAATCTTAATATTATATACTTTGGTAATTTTATATCAGGAGTATATTCCATAATTTCTTTTTTAACATACTCATAAAGATCAATCCAATCTTGGTCTTTTCTAGGTTTAACAGTCATACTCTCTCACCTCTAATTGTAAGTTTAGGGAGGAAAATTAATTCCCTCCCATTTATTATTTATTTACCATCTATCAAATCAAATAATATATTTGCATGTTCTAAATTATCAACTTTTGTAGGGTTTACATATCCTAACTCTTTACTTTTTAGGAGCAATGGTTTTAAAATTTCAGAATTTGATTTGTTTATTTTTACAAAACTAGTAATCATTGCTACAAGTTTTTCTACTTCTAAACCTGCAAGTTCTTCTTTCTTTTCAGAGACATTTTTTTCTACAACCTTATCTTTTTCTACTGCTTGTTCTACTTTTGTTTCTTCAATTGACTTATTTCCAGATTGTTTATCGTGTTCAATTTTAATGGCATCCTCAACAGCTTTGATAAAATCTGATGAATTAAACTCAATTGAATCTATGATTTCAGAAAATCTTGATTTTGAATCTACATTAAAATTGTCATCTCTGAAAGTAATTTTCCTACTTTCATTTTTTACATGACCTTTAATTTTGTCTTTCCCTGCTAAATCTTTCTTGCCAGTCTTTTCCATAACAATTTCTCTATCAATGCTTGCTACACCAAGAATATGTAATTTTGTTTTTAGTGCAGTAAAATAATTAAGTTGCATATTCGTTGTAATAATATTGTACTCAGTACCTGATACTGCATCTGTCATTGTTCTTTCTTTTGTATGACCAACTAAAAACATAGCCACTCCAACTCTTTTTAACTCCCATAGTACCCCCATAATCATGTCAATAGTATATATTTCACCTTTACCAAAACCACCCCAAGCTCCATTAATTGTCTTAACAATCTTAGGGTCTTTTTTTCCGTATTGATCTTTATTAGAAAGTCTAATAGCCTCTGGTTCTGCAATGCGAATTAATTCATCAATGGTATCCCATACTATAACCTTTAAATCCTTATAATCTGTTAACTTATTTTCTATGATATCTGTTGTAAATTCCTCAAAAGTATCCCAATCTGGAATATCCTCATATATCGCACCAGCGATTGCATCAATTCCATCCTCTCTACCTACGTTGGCAATAATATAACCATCTTCTCCTACGAGTTCCTCACACACCTCTTTTGCGAGTGTGGTTTTACCAATACCACTTAGTCCAATTAAACCTAAGTTATATGCTAAAGGATCTACCTTAATAATGTTCTTCTTACCAAATTTTCTCTCTGCCAAAAAGTTTACCTTCTTTCAACTATTTTATTTTCATTGGTAAGGAGAGAGGTTTAACTCCCTCTCCTTTGTTTATTACTCTCGATTATTACTCTTGATTTTCTCCGTTTTCTTCATCTAATGCATCCATCCAAGACAAATCTTCTTCGTCTTTTTCCTCTTCTTCATTGTTTTCTGCATCGCTTTCTTCTGACTCTTCTTTTTTAATCATGAAGTCAAAAAGTAAGTCCTCATCCTTATATTGACCTTCTGTTTTTAGAATTATAGGTTTTTTATTGTCATCTTCTCCAACCATTTTGATTGCAGGTCTACGAATCACCATTTTCTTTTCCTTACTTCCACCTACGGCTAGTTTATTAATAGCGTCTTCCATAGTATAAGCACCCATATCAATAAGTTCCATGATGTCAGCAGGAATATCTGACTCAGTGATATTAACTAAAGATTGACCTTCAATAATATCTCCCTCAATAGTAACTTCTGTGATATCTTTCTTTACTTTTAAAACTTTATCAAGGAATTTCTTAGTATTTTCTGGTTTAACTTTATCCACTTCAAGTTCAAATATTTTATCAAATGCGATATTTTGTTTTACCAACTTGCCATCATATTCTTTTACATAATCTACAACCTTAGCATAGATAGGGTAAATAGCTTTTTCTTTATCTAGTTTACCAACACTATCTTTATCAAGAAGAATGGTTTGGGTGAATACTGCTTTGTATTTTGATGGATCATCAACCTTTGATAAAAATATACTCGTAATTTCTTTTACCGCCTGAGTTGAGTCTTGATATGTTTTGTATACGTAGTCACCTTTAATATTAACAACCATTCCGTTTTTCAGATGTTCTTGTATATATTCAATGGCATCATATGGTGATAAGAAAGTTTTTGCAAATGTTTTTTCTTTAATATCCTTTTCTAGTCCAACTGTAATAAAACATTGATTGCCGATAGTTTCAAGAATTTCTTCGTCAAATCTATCTTCCCAAGCAATTGTAAACTGATTTTTATAATCGTCAACATCTTTATCTTTATCATTCTTTTTTACACCGTGCACATAGAGAATATTATCTCTTTCAGAACCATATCCACCCATTAAGTCAGCATAGACAACATTGCCACCACCACAATCCACCCCAAGATTTAGTTTATTCCAAACCCAATCAGATTTTGTAGTAGTCTCATCCATTTTAAATGTAAAGTCTGATAGTTTAGCTTCTCCGATTAATTGAAACGATGATTGCCCTTTTTTTAGTGGTTTTTTATCTTCTTTCTTTGCCATATTATGTATTCCTTCTTTCAATAATTTATTTTATTATTTAATGCACATGATCTTATAAAAATATATTGAAAGAAGGTGGAGATTTATTTTTCTTAACAGGTTTCCAACAGTTACCTTTGTTTTTCAACCAATCAATCCTTTCTCTAAAATATTATTTATTTTTAACCACTTAATAATTATAACATAATCAAATCTCCATGTCAACATATTTTATTTCTTACTTCTAACAAAACTAAACCACTTAAAATTCCACTTTCATAGGATAGAATATATAACATAATTATTTATGCTTATTTAATGACCACAAACCCTTATATAGCAACGGTTACAGGGTTATTTTTAGTGATTTTGCTTAAAACCTGTATATTCTATCATTTTAGGCATAATCCAATAAAATGAAAATTTCTTGAGGGTCTAATAATTACTGATATTTTTGATTTTTGAAGATAATTCTCTCATTAAATCATTAATATCCATTTTTGAATCAATTGTAATATTAATTGTGATATTCTGAATAGCATTTTCAACTTTCGGTTCTTCTTCTACTGATTTCTCAATTTCCTCAACCCAATCCCATTCTTCCGGTTCTGTGCTAATGACAACTAATCGTAATGCTTCTGTACAACTTTGACATTGTTTAATTGCTACAATTTCATACTCTAAATCAGATTCATATTGATCTCCTATAATTAATATATTATCATCATAATCATTCAAAGAAATTTGACCAGAATATGAACCATCTATAATCTCTTGTCTCTTATAAAACACCATATCATTAATTGTTTCTAGTAGAACACATAAATTACCATTTCTCATTTTAAACAACATTGAACTATTTAAATCAGATTTTTTCATTTTAATACTTTCAACTCCTTATTCTACAAAATTAATACAGCAGTAATCAAACAAACATCACATTCTTCAACATCTTTCCAATCAATATCTTCACCATAATAAGGAAATTCATTATTCTCAAATTCTTCATCTGTTACTAATATGTCTCCGGCTTGCTCTGATTGTTGTCCATGATCTGCTTCTATGTAAATAACTGCATTGTCTGGAATATTGGATAATAATTGTTTAAGTTCTAATGTATTCATTAATTTTAACTCCTCTCAACCACAACAAACAAATTACCATTGTCACTTTTATGCAACCAATATAGCTCATCACCATCCAATTTAACTTGAATACGATAATGCAATGCAGTTTCTTCCATAATAGCTCGATATGTGTCTTTCTTGAATGATTTAAAATCTTTTATGAATCTTACTTTTCTTATTGTTCTCACCTCCTTAATTATTTTCAATAGTTAAAGTTGATTCAATAATTAACCATTCTTTACTTTTGAGTTTTTCTTCAAGAAAATCAAATGTATATAAATCA